ATTTGATATGTCTCAAATGAAGATATGGTCTTTAGATATTGAGACAACTGCGGACTTAGGTTTTCCTGATGTTGCGAATCCTAATGAGAAAGTCTTATTAATTACGACACAAGATTATGTTACAAAGCAACTTGTAACATTTGGATTAAATAAAGCAAATCCTGTAGCAAAAAATCATACTTATGTTTATTGCGAAGACGAAACGGATTTATTAAAAGAGTTTTTAGAATATATTTCAGAAGATCATCCTCACATCATTACAGGTTGGAATGTGGAGTTCTTCGATATTCCTTATCTGTGTAATCGTATTACTAAAATTTTAGGGGAAGATGCTTTAAAGAAATTATCACCTTGGAAGGTTGTAAACGAAAAGCGTATTCTAAAATTAAAGAAAGAAAATATTTCTTTTGAAGTATTAGGTATTGCTATTCTAGACTATTTGGACTTGTATAAAAAGTTTACTTATAATGCACAGGAATCTTATAAGTTAGATCATATTGCTAAAGTAGAATTAGGTAAAGAAAAATTATCCTATGAGGAATATGGTTCATTTTCAGATTTCTATAAAAAGGATTGGCAGAAGTTTGTCGAGTATAACATTCGAGACGTAGAACTTGTTGACCAACTTGAAGATAAGATGAAGTTAATTGAACTTATCTTAACAATGGCATATGATGCGAAATGTAACTACATTGATATTTTCTCTGCAGTAAGAACCTGGGATTGTATTCTATATAATCAACTACTAAAGAAAAATATCATTGTACATCAGCGTGAGGATAAACCTGGTAGACAAATCGCAGGTGCGTATGTGCAGGAACCTATTCCTGGAAAGTATAATTGGGTAGTGTCATTTGATGCAACAAGTCTGTATCCAAGTATTATTATGCAATATAATATGTCTCCAGAAACACTTGTCAATAATCCAAAACACTTTGATATACAAATTAAAGATCTTCTTAAAGGTGAAGATGATTTATCTGATTTACAAGAAGCGGATTATTGTATGGCATCAAACGGTAGATGTTTCACAAGAGATAAACAAGGCATCTTCCCCGAGATTGTTCAAAAGTTATTTGACGATAGAAAACAATATAAGAAGCTGATGCTTGATGCACAAGCCGAATATGAGAAAACTAAAAATCCTATTTGGCAAAAAGAGATATCGAAGTATAACAATTTTCAGATGGCTCGAAAGATTCAGATGAATTCGTTATTCGGAGCTTGGGCAAATGAGTATTTTAGATTTTATGATTCGAACATTGCCGAAGGCATCACACTAACAGGTCAGTATATTATTCAGAAAGTAGGCAGGGATCTTGACGCATATCTAAATAAGATTTGCGGAACAAAGGACCACAGCTATTCATTCTATTCTGATACTGATTCTTGTTATGTTACCTTCGCTCCTCTTGTAGAAAAATTCTATAAAGATAAAGATCCAGAAAAGATTGTAGATATTCTTGATGAAATATGCGAGGGTAAGATTCAGGAGATTCTAAATAAGAGTTGTAATCAAATTGCAGATTATACTAATGCTTTTGATAAAAAGATTTATTTTAAAAGAGAAGCAATCGCAGAAACAGGTGTATGGGTAGCTAAGAAAAGATATGCTTTAAATGTCTATAATAACGAAGGGGTTAAATATTCAGAACCTAAGTTAAAGGTTATGGGATTAGAAATTGTTAGATCTTCTACACCCGAACCAATTAGAGATGGATTGCGTAAGGCAGTTAAACTTGCACTAACATCTGATGAACAAACACTACAAGATTACATACGAGTATTTGAAACAGAATACAGAAAAATGAAACCTGAATTAATTTCCTTTCCTCGAGGAGTTAATGGAATAGGTAAATATACAGATAGAGCAGCCATATATAAACAGGCTACACCAATGCATGTCAGAGGTGCACTATTATATAATTTTTACTTGGACAAATATGATCTTGGTAAAAAATATGAAAAGATTAAAGAAGGCGATAAGATTAAGTTCATATATCTTAAGGAACCTAATACTATCGGTGAAAATTGTATAGCTTTCAATACTATTATACCGCCTGAATTTGATCTGCTAAAATTCGCAGATTACGATACTATGTTCGAGAAGTCATTCTTAGAACCTATGAATACAATATTAAACGGAATAGGATGGTCGGCTAAACCTCAAGCAACCCTAGAAGGATTATTCGGATGAAAAAATTATTAGTAACATTATTTGTAGCATTAGTTGCTACAGGATCTCAAGCATGGGATCAACGTCAACCATTGCCGCCAGAACAATGTAAAGTACATAGCCCATTTGGTTTTGCAGATAGCGCAAAGAAATATACACCAATTTGTCGTCAAGCATATTTTGTGGCGTATGATGCTCCTGCAAAGATTCCAGCATATGTGGCATACACACTAGAACCAAAGAATGCTCTTGGTTGTATTGCAAGAACAAATGCTTTTGTTGCGGACCAATCTATTAAGAATGGCCCTAGACCAGATGACTATGCAGGAACAGGATATGATAAAGGTCACGTATCGCCGGATGGTGACTTAAGCTGGGATCAGCAAGTTGAATATGAATCATTCCTAATGACTAATATGGTTCCCCAAGCAGGTTCATTGAATAGAGGTATTTGGAAATTATTAGAAACATCTGTGCGAACATGGACAGTTCAATTAGATGCACCCTATACAATTTACGGTGGCGGTATCTATAACGACACAAATAAGAAAATTGGTTCGGGTGTTGTTGTTCCCCACGCATATTACAAAATTGTTATCAATCGTAAAACAAATGAGTATGCTGCTTGGATGTTTCCGCATGTTGGGCCTTATCCTAATTTAGGTAATGATTTAACAAAGTTTAGAGTACGTGTTTCGGATGTAAACAAGGAAGCAAAGATTGCATTTGGAGTACCACCTAATGGTAAAGAATTACAACCAGGCAAAGAGTGGCCTGTTGACTTTGGTAAACTAACCAAAGATAAAAGAGCAAAATGCAGCGGGTCAGCATCCGCGAATTGATCTTTTCACTTGACAAATACAGCGTTATATAATATAATGTGCTATATACATAAGGAGATACTATGTCATTACTTGAAAAATTGAAGAAAAATTCGACGATCAAGGAAACAGAAGTTTTAAATAAATCTAAGTTCTTTCAAAAGAAAGATATGATTCAAACGTCTGTTCCTATGATTAATGTGGCGTTGTCAGGAAGTTTAGAAGGTGGCTTGACCCCAGGCTTAACAGTTTTTGCTGGTCCTTCTAAACATTTTAAGACCGCCTTTTCATTATTACTTGCGAAAGCTTATCTGGAAAAATATGAAGATGCTATTTTATTGTTTTATGATTCTGAGTTTGGTAGCCCTCAGTCTTATTTCGATAGTTTTGGGATTGATACGAACAGGGTACTACATACCCCTATAACAGATATCGAACAATTAAAGTTTGATATTATGAGTCAGATCAATAATATTGAGCGCGGCGATCATGTTCTTATTTGTATTGACTCTGTAGGTAACCTTGCATCCAAGAAAGAAGTTGATGATGCACTTGAAGGTAAGTCTGTTGCGGATATGACCCGTGCTAAACAGATGAAGTCTTTATTTAGAATGGTAACACCGCATTTGACGATCAAAGATATTCCAATGGTTGTTGTTAATCATACCTATTCAGAAATTGGTTTGTTCCCTAAACAGATTGTATCTGGCGGAACAGGCATTTATTATTCTGCGGACAACATCTTTATTATTGGTCGCCAACAGGAAAAAGATGGTACTGAGGTTGTAGGTTATAACTTTATTGTGAATGTAGAGAAATCTAGATTCGTAAGAGAAAAATCTAAGATCCCAGTTGAAGTAACATTCGAAGGCGGTATTAGTACTTGGTCTGGTCTATTAGATGTAGCAATTGAAGGCAAATTTATTGTCAAGCCATCCAATGGCTGGTATTCTAAAGTTGATATGAAGACTGGCGAAGTGGAAGATAAAAAGTATCGTGTCAAAGACACATATACAAAAGAATTCTGGATGCCTGTTCTTCAATCAAAAGCATTCCGGGATTATATTGAAGGCCGCTATAAAGTAGCATCTATTGATATGGTTGGGAAAGAAATGACAAACATAGACATAAGCGAGGAGTTCGAACATGCAAGTGAAGTATGAACCATGGGTTTTAAAAACAGAGGACAATGAAGTCTGGGGCGTGAAAATTTTAGATGGTGAGTTCGCAGGTTGCGCATTTGCTATTAATGAACTGGATGAAAAAGAAGGTTCTAAAGAATTGATATTAGACTATAATGTAGTCCAGCCTCCAGAAAATAAATCTGTTGAAGACGCTAGCGGACCTAATTTTGACGCAGCACTAAATTTTATTATTCAAGACATTTTACAAAAGGCAATTGATGCATACGAAAATCGAGAAGGTAATCCTACAGAACCTGGCGAATGATGATGTTTTTATGAGAAAAGTAATCCCGTTCTTAAAGCGGGATTACTTTATTGACAACAACGAAAAGATAGTTTATGATAAGATTAAGAATTTTATAGATGAGTATAATGTAATACCGACAAAGGATGCCTTGGTTATTGCAGCTCAAAATGATAAAAGCTTAAACGAAGATCAGTATAAGGAAATTGTAGAACTTATACATGACCTTGAACCTACAGACCATAATAAAGATTGGCTGTATAAAGAAACAGAAAAGTTCTGTAAGGACAAAGCAATATACAATGCTATTCTACAATCTATTTCAATTATAGATGGTAGAGACAAAGCAAGGTCTGAGGATGGTATTCCTCAGCTTTTGCAGGATGCTCTAGGAGTGTGCTTCGACAATAATGTTGGGCATGATTACATTGAGAGCGCAGACAAGCGTTATGAATTCTATCACCGTGTAGAGTCGAGAGTTCCGTTTGACTTGGAATATTTTAACAAAATTACTAATGGCGGAATGCCTAATAAGACGTTGAATGTTTGTTTGGCAGGAACGGGTGTTGGTAAATCTTTGTTTATGTGTCACGTTGCAGCCTCGGTACTAGCACAAGGCAAGAATGTTTTGTATATTACTTTAGAGATGGCTGAAGAAAGAATTGCAGAGCGTATTGATGCAAATTTAATGAACATTACTATGGATCAGCTTAAGGATCTTCCTAAATCTATTTTCGATAATCGTATTGAAAAGATTAGAGCAAAGACAGAGGGAACCTTAATCATTAAAGAATATCCTACTACTGGTGCACATACGGGGCACTTTAAAGCATTACTAAATGAATTGCAACTAAAGAAACAGTTTAAACCTGATCTTATTGTAATTGATTATTTGAATATTTGCGCATCATCTAGATTCAAGGGTGGCTCTAATATTAATTCCTATACGTTAATTAAGTCGATTGCTGAGGAACTTAGGGGCCTGGCGGTAGAAGAGAATGTTCCTATTCTTTCTGCTACTCAGACTACTAGAGGAGGGTATGGTAACACAGACGTGGAACTAACAGATACTTCTGAATCGTTTGGTTTGCCCGCGACAGTAGACTTTATGTTTGCCTTGATATCCACAGAGGATATGGAAAAGATGAATCAACTAATGGTTAAACAGTTGAAGAATAGATATAACGATCCTACAACGAATAAGAGATTCGTGATAGGTGTAGATAGAGCGAAGATGAAATTATATGATCTCGAACAATCTGCACAAAAGGGATTGAGTGATTCCAACATAAAATATGATCCACCAAAAGAAACTGATAGACAAAAAGGCATCTTCGGAGATAACAAACGAGACTTCTCAAAAATAAGGGTGTAGTATGCAATCACTAAAGAATACCAAATTGTCCGAAACAAATTTAAGACTAAAAGCGAATGTCGTTTTGAAAGAAATAGATAGCCCTATTCCAATGAACATTAAAGAATTGAAGGACATAAGTAAACTTGAATCCCATCAAATCATTGAAGGTGTAGATTTAACTTATATTAAACATATAAATAATTTATAGAAACAAGGGAGATCCTATGATAGTAAGTGTAAACGGAGCTAGAAATAGAGAATTAACTAAGTTACTTAAATTAGCAGCACAATCATTCGCTGATAAATTACTTTCCCCGCAACTAGAAAAGAACATCCAATTAAAGATCAAAATACATGATCATTTGGAAGCTGGCGGTTTCTGCGATTTTGAAGAAGAGGGGTTGCCAAATCCTAGAAGTTTTAAAATAGATATTTGCAGAACAAAAAAGAAGATACATATGTTCTCAGTACTTGCACATGAAATGGTTCATCTTAAACAAATAGCAAAAGGTGAAATGAAAGACAAGTATGTTAAATCTAGATACATTACTGTTTGGATGGGAGATAGATACGAGGACGATGTTAACTATTGGGATCAACCTTGGGAAATAGAAGCGTATGGTTTAGAAAATAGTTTAGTTGCTAAGTTTTTAATTGAGCATAATCAATTCAAGAATCTTCGTCAGAAGCAGGAGAATTGGTTTGTGTATGAAGAAGATAATGTTTTGGATGAGTGATAGGATATATCATGTAGTTCAAACTTAATTATAAGGAGAAGAAATGGAAAATTTAACATTTACATTTTATGATATAGTACAAATTGGTTTATTGTTGGCAGCGTGTTGGGCTTGTAAGGTTTCGGGATATCAAAAGGGCATATCAGATACAATAGGATTTTTTGAGGATAAAGGAATTATAGAACTTACAGACGATCTGGAAATAGTCAAGAAGAAAGATTAATAATAAAATATTACCCCAGCAAGGACTGGGGTATTTTTTTGGCTAAAAAATGCTTGACTCCGAAACCAAACGGTGTTATAATTATGGTTCGAATGAGGAAAAGATTATGAATTTTTCAATAGGTGCAGATATAGAATTGACGACTAAGTGGAAGTCCAACATTCTAGGACAGGAGTTTGACATCAAGTCCTTCAAGGGCAAAGTCGTTCCTAATCCAAAATGGTTGGACAAAGACTATTTGTCTCTTCGTACGGGCAATCCGGAATATCCGATATCCTATATCCATAAGAAGTTTATAGTTGGGCATACTTTTACAGAAACAAGAAGCATGGCGCGCATATTTGCAGTCAAATCAAAATCTTCGGGCAAGACATATAATGTCATTTCTGAAAATGGC